TAAACAAAGAAAAGCCCCCACTCTGGGATTAACCAAAGAGGGGGCGAGTTGACGGTGGCTAGTCTTTATATTCAAGCAGTAGGTCTGCGTACCTAAAAGCTTGTTCCACGAGTTCTTCTGCTCGTGCTCCAGCCCCTGAAGCTAGCAACCCAGATAGTGCTGAGGCTGCTAGTACCACCCGTTGAGGAGAGACTTTCTTAGGTGGGTCTTTAGGGGTATCCTTAAACTTATTACTAAAATCTTTAGCTTCCTGTTCCAGAGATGGGGTAGGGAGCTTATTGTGTTTTATAGGCATTGCAATGTCCTAGCTCTTGTATCTGGGCTAGTGTAACATAAAGGCAACACGCTGTCAAGACTTAATTCGAACAATAACGTCTAGTACGGTACTCATTCGTTGAATGTCTCGGTAGTAGGTCAGCTTAGTCTCTATCTCATTAGCTAACTCGTCAACCATCTTGTCTACAACCTTAGAAGCTTCAGCAGTTAGGTGGGCTCTAAGTCTTTCCTTAATGACACTGTTTACTGCACCTTGAAGAACACTTTGATCAATCAAGTGGTCCATCATTTGTAAATTTGTTTTAAGGTATCATTGACCCACTCTAGGTACTGGGCTGCTTTAGCTAAGTCTTCCGAGGGGTTTCCCTTGTACATAGCTCGGTGGTTGTACTTCATTACGTTACCGCGGCAGTAGGCTACAAAACCCTCAAGACCTAGTACTTGTTTGATGTAGACGATACACTCAACACCTTCTCCAGCGTTGTAGTGTGCTGGTTTGCTTACAGGGTTGTGAGGATCGTACGCTGTAGGGTGGATATGGGTTGGTCCGGTTTCAAAGGGAGTCGAAAACACATGCATACGGGTGTCAAGTGTTGCCGAATCGAGGGGATCTTCGTTTATTAGGCCTTGTTTACTCATGATTCTAAGTCCCTTGATAATTTATCTAACATTGTCATAGCTGAGCTATCAGAGGCTATATGCTGGAACTTTAACTCTCTAATAATACCATGTACTCGGTGTTTAACTTCTCCGTAGAGATGGTCGTGTAGTTGACTGACCATTTGTCTAGTCCTGTACTCTTGTTCCCTCTTAGGACTAAAGGAGTCTATCGTGTAGCTGACCCCCAGTTTAAGTTCGGTAGAATGGATACGTACGTCTGGCATTTGGACAGTCATACTACTGGCCTGCTCTGAACAATCCATACTAAAACCCAGATTAGGCATTACATGAACACGATAACCTGTGTCCCGACTATGAACTGTTCGTAGGATGTCTGAAACGCTTATCATTATATCTTCTCCGCATAGAAGGCACGAACCCACATTGCACAGATGTCTGACCGAACAATGTCGTCAAGGCCAAACTCAATGATAGGTACTGGTAACTTGTGCTTCTTAGCTATATTGGTGATAGTGACTAAGCCTGAGTCACCTCTAAGGTCTGTCTGTTGTACGTCTCCGTTGAGAACAATGATAGTACCTTCTCCTACTCGTGTGAGTAGCATCTTAAGCTCTGCTGTAGTGATGTTCTGAGTCTCGTCACAGATGATAAAGGCATCGTCAAAGGATCTACCTCGCATCAAGGCTAACGGTGCAATCTCGATGTTACCTGACTTAAGTGCAATCTCTACTGTAGCCTTACCCAAGTGCTTAATCAGGATGTCTAGTACGGGTAAGGCCCAAGGAGCTACCTTGTCGAGTAGTTCGCCCGGTAAGATACCTATGTCCTTGCCGACTGAGATCATAGGACGAGTAATAATAATCTTCTCAATCTTCTTGGCTACAAACATGTCAGCTGCAAGAGTGCCTGTAACATAGGTCTTACCAGTACCAGCCGGCCCAAAGACAATGACTTGGCTGGAGGTCTTAATGGCTTCAATCAAGTCTCGCTGTTTGTCTGTCTTAGGTATAATACCCGACAGTACCTTCTTACCTGCACCCTTGTAGGTGATCTCAGCTTCTTTACGTGATCGTGCTTTAGGTTTTGCTTTCTGTTGTACCATAATGTCTCTCCTTTGTTGGAGAGCAGTTTAAACACATGCTCAGGTGGGTCGCTGGGCTAACCCCCATCAGGTAATTCCTAACGGGCCAGCATAGGGTAATAGTACTTGAACTGTACCCAGATGTCAAGCCTTAACGGATAGGGCATGCACCTGTTGAACAAGCTTCGTCTAGTAGGTCATCATCAGACTTGAGGTTAGTCAGGTCTACAGGCCACAGTGAGTTAGCGTACTCACGGTATACCGCTTCTGTTACTACCTCTTGTGGTAGGTAGGCGTAGCCTAGGTCAGCTGCGGTCTTGGTTGGGTCGTTACGGTAGATAAAGGAGACACCTACATAGGTATCCCAGTTGTCTAGGATCCAAGAACGAATAGCTGGTACCTCGTCTAGGTCGTAGCTGATAGTAACCGAACAGTTATGGTCTACGTAGTTGTCCATCATCAACTTATAACGATCGAGCTGTAGAACAGCTGTCTCGATGTTGACTTCCTTACCGTCTACGATATCGAACTTAACATCTTCATAGGCTACAGGGAACGTAATAAGAACCGAGTCTGGCTCGAATGGCTTCTCAATGATCTTGTAACCAGCTGCTTTCATGGTTGGTAGAATCTCGTCGTGCTTAGAGAACGTCACGTTGTTGAAGAGGTACTTACCTAGTGGCTTGTGTACACCCTCTGTGGTGTCCATGATCTTAGACAGGGTACCAGATGGTTTGACCGTGGTGACTAGCTTAGCTCGTGGTAGTCCTAGCTCGTCTGCCATAGTGTTAGCCCCCAGCTTAGCGGTTGTACGGAGTATCTGTAGTAGGCTTGCAGTAAGTCCTGAGGCTTCGTGGTGATCTAGGAACTTAACGATACCTGTTGCACCTACACCACACAGGCGAAGGAACTCGTTAAGCTCGTGCCATGACCGTTGTAGTACACCATCGTCTAGGTTAACACATGTCTGTCGGTAGTTAGCTCGTGCTACGATCCAGACAGCCTGCTGTAATCCCCCGAAGTCTTGAAGGAACTTACCCCAGTCTACTTCGACTAGGTTACAGAAGCTCTTGTTACCCAAGAGTATCTCAGCACAAGGGTTGACACCTTTGAAGTGAGGAGCGCGCTTCTTAGCTGCCTCTGCGTTGATAAACCCTGGCTCTGATCCACCAGCCTGTACCATCTTGTCGAAGATGTAAGATAGCTCCCACTCTGTAGGCTTCTTCTCAAACACAACAGAGTTGTTAGACTGCTGACGATGCTCGTTGTCGTGGTCCCACCAGTCCTTCTTAGCCAAGATGAACTCGTCAACCTCTGCGTCATTGACAGGTACCAGTGCGATCTCTGCTGAACGGCGAGAGGACAAGGTAGTACCCATGTGGTTGAGGACGTCAAGGATATTCATACGTGTTAGAAGTTCCCCTGACCGGTCACTGAGGATATCACAGATACGGTTTAGAGCAATGTGAATGGTGGCATCACCTGAGCTAATCCATCCGTAACCCTTTAGGCGTTCCCCTGCTGCACGAATCTCTGTGTAGTCAATGGTGATGCTGTCTACTGAGTCCTTCATAGCAAACAACTTACCCAAGGCCTTAGCCCAAGCCTCAGCACTGTCACCAATCTTGAGGTGCCAACCCTTTGTACCATCTGAGTTCACTGAGACCCAAGACTGGTTGTTAGGGCAACCCTTAGGATCACCTTGTTTCTTTGTTGACCGTATTGTAATGATCTCGGTTGGCTTAGCAAACCCATTGAGGGTTCCTGTGACTGGCTCGAAGCCTACACCACAGCCTTGCAGCAAGAGCCACATAGCGTCTACGATATCGTGAACTGTTTCTACTCGACCAAAGGAGCAGTTGAACTGAGAAGCCTCTCGTGTCTTAGCTACGTCAGTGCCTCCTAGCCACAGCGTACGACCCGATGTTAGGGCCTTACGAGTCATCATAAGGTCACGAAGCTCGTCAAGCTCTGTGAGCTCCTTGCTAGATAGGTCAGAACCTTTGGCCCGTTCCCAGAGCCACTCTTGGTGGAAGATAACTCGGTCGACAGTCTCAGCCCATGTCTCAAAGCTACCGTCGTCCTTTGGTCGGTTGTATGTGCGACGTGTTACTACTTCAGCGCGAGTAGAGAATGCTTGGTGATTAGTTGTCATGTGTAATAATCCTTGGTCTATTTCAGTTACGGTCTGTAGTCAACTCGGTCATGCTTCCGTTTAAGTCAATGTCGGAAAGAATAGACTGAGGCTTCCAGATAATACGGTTGTGGTAGACACTAACGTTAGCCACCTTGGTCTGCATCGCAAAGAATGTAACGTTGTCTGACAAGCCTAGGAAGTGCTTCTCAAACGAGTTGGGTCCTGTCTTACAGGTAACTCGTAGGATACCTGTTCGTGGTTCCACACTGCAACGACCCTCAATAGCAGCTATATACTTGTCTGTGATACCGTTATAGAAAACAATCTTACGATCAATCTCAAACATATCAGCAGCTTTTGATAGGTTACGGGAAGCTACTGTTGCATCAGTGTTACATGCTGCTAAGCCAAGTAATGCTATGACTGGTAGAGTAAGTGCTTTAAGAATATTCATCGGTTATCTCCTGATCCTTGGATCGTTCCTCGTGCCTGTCGGCTATCGAGCTTTATTACATTGGTGTCTATGACGGATTGTAGGTTGCCTTGAAAGTAGTTAGCCAAGGCTGTGGCATAAAAGACAACATCACCTATCTCTTTTAAGATGTCAGCCGAGTCTACTTGCTTGTTGTCACGAAGAAGTTTCTTTACCTTCTCAGCTACCTCGCCAGCTTCTCCTACAAGACCTAGCGTGTTCTCTATCAGTCGGTTATAGCCTTCTGTGATTACCTTATCTTCTACCCATGAAGAGTAGTCTAGTGGTGTATACTGTCGACTCATAGCATCGCTCATACTTCTACCTCTTCTGCTGTTACTCTTGATACACTGATCTCGTCAATGTCATACAAGGCGTTTAGAATAGTTTCAGACATAATATCTTGTCTGGCGATTGTGTCTAGGTTGTAGTAGAAAAAGTCTGCGTCTACCTTAACCTTTAGTGTTACTTCGTACTGGATACCCATTAGCTTCCGTACTCCCTCTTTAGTGTCTCAAGACTGATCCACTGTGGTTCATACATACCGTCTTGGATGTTTCGTTTAACCAGTACACCCTTCCACCACTCATTGTTTGCTTGACCAGCCCAACTCTCTGCAGCACCTTTCATACAACCAACAACACAACCAATGCTGCCATTGGCGCCAACATCGTCCTTGAAGTAGGTAGCGCGCTTGTGACTGTGACCTACACTAACGGAACAGTATCGCTTCTGTATTAGTCCGTAGGCATGGTGAATACCACTGAGAGCCCTACCGAAGTTACCAGCACCTACAAAGTGAGCGTAGTCAACACCGTCGTAGTTGTAGATAGCAGGAGCGCCGTGTTCGTATGGATGGTATTCGTTGAACCACTTGTTAGTCTGGAGGTGTGAGAATGATATCCCAAACTTCTTACCTTCTAGTCTAGGATCAAACGTGAGTGCAGTGTTGATACGAACTTCATGATTACCCTCAAAGCCATACCATGCAGGCCGACTACGCTTACTCTTCCTGTAGCGATAGCGAAGTAGGTCTTGAGACTCATTGTACGAGTTAATGTCACGCTCGTAGTTCTGAGACACAAGGTTCTTAGGTTTCTTTGTATCGTAGGAGTTGAGAGACTTCATGTCAGCCCCATCTCCTAAGTCTATGCAGTAGTCTGGTTTGATGTCGTGGATAAGACCACCTAGCCAGTCGAAGCGATCGTTACTTGTCTCTGGTGAAGCGTGTCCACAACTCCAGACAATAGCTGTCTTACCTTGTCCTGATTTAGATATAGTCATTTAGCATCC